TTATGCTTGGTGTAAAGGGAGGTGGTTGTGCAGGGTTCACCTATGAGTGGACCATACTGCAAGAAGAAATACCAGATAAGTTTAATACAGAAGATAAGTTTAAATTAAATACAGGATACCTGTGTGTACAACCTGAAGCTATGATGTTCATATTAAATACTATTATAGATTTTACCAGCAACATTGCAGGTTCCTACTTGAAAATTGTTAATCCAAATGCCACATCTCAGTGTGGGTGTGGAGAAAGTTTTGCTGTATGATACAGGAAATGTGGGACCATTGGTGTCCTGTGGAAAACTCTATGATGGGTATAGGAAAAGGAGAGGAGTGTAACTGGTGTGGACAGGATGAGGAATATGAAAAACGTAATCGTAGATATAGAGACAGACTCTCTAAACCCAACGAAGATCCATTGCATAGTAGCAAAAGATATTCAAACATCACAGGTGTTAGTGTGGGACGAGCATAATCTAAATCAATTTAAAGATTGGACCACTACAGTTGATAAGTTTATAATGCACAATGGGGTATCTTTTGATGCTCCTGCTTTAAATAGGTTGCTAAGTACTAATATTAAACTGAGTCAAATAAAAGATACAATGATAATGTCACAGTTATTTGATCCAGTAAGAGAGAAGGGGCACAGTCTATCAGCATGGGGAGACAGGGTTGGTTTCTGTAAGATGGAGTGTGATAATTTTTCTGAGTATACAGAAGAGATGCTTGAGTATTGTAAGAATGATGTCCTCTTGACTGAGAAAGTGTATGCCCGTTTAAACGATGAGGGTAAGGGGTTCTCTTCCTATGCCATTGATCTGGAACATAAAGTCAGGGCTATAATAGATCAGCAAGAGAAGAATGGCTTTGCTTTGGACATACGTAAAGCAATAACTTTACTGTCCAGATTATCTGATGAAGCTCATTCTTTAACGGAGTGGTCTTTAAAAGAATTTCCACCCACTGTAGTGGAACTAAAGACCAAGACAAAATACATACCATTTAATATAGGTTCTCGTAAACAAATTGCTGACCGTCTAATAGAAAGAGGATGGAAGCCTACTCATTATACAGACAAAGATAATGTCATTGTAAATGAGAGTGTCCTGTCACATATTAGTATGGAGGAAGCCAATAAGTTTGCAAGGTTCTTTCTTCTACAGAAACGTATTGCCCAAATCCAATCATGGATTGATTCCTATAAGGATAACACTGGCAAGGTACATGGCAGAGTATTAACCTTACGTACTATTACAGGTCGTATGGCTCATCACAGTCCTAACATGGCTCAGATACCAGCCATACGTAGTCCATTTGGATATGAATGCAGAGATTGTTGGACTGTACCTAATCCTCACACTCATTCTTTGGTGGGCACTGATGCCTCTGGTCTTGAGTTACGTGTACTTGCCAGTATAATGAATGATAAATCATATACAAATGAAGTATTGAATGGTGATGTACATACAGCCAATATGAAAATGGCTGGTCTAACTGATAGGGATCAGGCCAAGACTTTTATCTATGCTTTTTTGTATGGGGCTGGCCCTGCCAAGATAGGTAAGGTAGTAGGTGGAAGTGTTGGACAAGGTCAGAACCTTATTAAAAGATTTTTAGCTAACATGCCAGCACTAAAAAAATTAAGAGATAATGTACACCAAGCCGCTAAAGAAGGAACTATACTAGGACTAGACGACAGACGCTTACACATCAGACATGAACACGCAGCCTTGAATACCCTCATACAAGGGGCAGGGGCTATTGTATGTAAGCAGTGGCTGGTTCATCTCATAGATAAAATAGAAGAGACAGGTCTTGATGCCAAGCTTGTGGCTTCTGTCCATGATGAATATCAATTTGAAGTAGATAATAAAGACACCAGAAGGTTTGGCGAGTTGACTAAAGAAGCTATACAACAAACAACACAAACCCTTGATATGACCTGTGCTCTTGACTGTGATTATAAAGTTGGAAAAACTTGGGCAGATACTCACTGAAGTTGTTGACACATATTTAAAAGTGTGCTATAATTATGTTAACTTAAATGAAGGAGAAAAATATCATGGCTAAATTAGAAGCTATTTTTTTAGAAAAATGTACGAGTTTTTATGCTAACCTTTTAGAGCCTTATCGAAACACTGACTATGACATAGAAAGGTGGCAAGTAACCTTAAAGGTTGAGGGTAAAAATAAAAAAGCCCTTGTGGATGCTAACCTTGCAGCACACATCGAAGTTGTTGATGATGTTTTAAGAGCAGAAAAAGAAAGTAAGGGGAGGATTGAAAGGCGTCCTAACGGTGAATACTTTCAGGCCAAACGTAAGACAACAGGAGAAGGGAATGGTAAGCAATGGGATAAGCCCCCTATGAAAATGATAGATGCTTTTAACGATCCTTTTGTTATACCCAGTGGCGTGACTATAGGGGATGGGAGTATCTTGAGTGTTAAGGTGCAGCCCTTTGTTTCTCCCCGAAGTCCTAGAGGTGGGATGGGTTCTGAACTAGAGCTTGTCCAAGTAGTAAAATTAGAGGCGTATACAATAGAGGAAGAGGATTCTGGATTCCCCAGCCATGAGGGAAAGAAGGGAGACTATTATAAGAGTCCAGAGACTGACAACGAACCCGCATTCACCATCTAGGGAAGGAAGGGTATCTGTAAACAAAGATTGACCTTCATTCTGTATTCTCTTAGAGTCATGAGAATGAATTTGAATATCTGATACAGATACCCTTATCTTTTTATCAAATGAAAACAATAGATACGCTCGTAGAAGACATCTATAATTTATTTAATCTTGATCCCATTCAGAAAGAAGAGGATGAGGTCGATAAATTAATAGATAATTTTGGTGAGATGTTAAAGATCCACATCAAAGATTTTCTCTATAGAAAACCTAGAGGAACAAGTGGCTTGCGTCTTTCTGGCATAGGGAAGCCCGATAGACAGCTATGGTATGATATGAATATCAAAGGAGAAGACACATCCCTGACCCCCAGCACCAGAATAAAATTTTTATATGGTTATATTCTGGAAGAGTTTCTTCTTTTATGTGCTTCAGTATCAGGACATAAAGTAGAAGCACAACAGAAAGAAGTGGAGATAGAGGGGGTTAAAGGACATCAGGATGCCATGATAGACGGGGTCTTGGTGGATTGTAAGTCCTCTTCTGGCAGGAGCTTTGATAAATTTAAATCCAATAATCTTTTAGAAGATGATCCCTTTGGGTACATAGCCCAGATATCTGCTTATGCTGAAGCCAACGGTGTAGACAAGGCCGCTTTCCTGGCTATAGATAAATCAACAGGTGAAATATGTTTATCCCCTGTTCATGCAATGGAGATGATTAATGCCAGCAGTAGGGTCAAGCATCTTAAAAAAACTGTATCATCAGATAAAGTACCCGACAGGTGCTATAGTCCTATTGCTGATGGTAAGTCTGGCAACTATCGACTTCCTGTTGGTTGTATTTATTGCAGACATAAGCGTTTATGTTGGACTGATGCGAACCGGGGGAAGGGTATTCGGGTTTTTAATTATGCAAGAAGTAAAAAATATCTGGTGCAGGTGTATAAAGAACCAGAGGTTCCAGAAGCAGTTAACTGGTAATGCATTGGAAGTATAAACATGAACCAGATACTAGGAATAGTTTCGGTTTTGTCTACATCATTACCAATAGAAAAACAAAGAAATCTTATATTGGCTACAAGCAATACTGGAATTACAAAAAGGGAAAAAAATTTAGAGAGTCTAATTGGAAGATATACATGGGATCTTCTAGGCACTTGTTGGAAGATATAGAAAAGTTGGGAAAGAAAAGTTTTAGGTTCAAGATCATAGGGGAATTTAAAAACAAAAGAAGTCTAAAATATTATGAGTGTTATTATCAGATGAAATTTAAAGTACTTACAGCAAAACTAGAGGGAACGGATGAGCCAGCCTACTATAATAATTATGTAGGCGGTAAGTTTTATAGACCGGTACAGGAAGAAATTTAATGTATGAAAATATTAACTGATGCTATAGAAGAACTCTATGAACAGAGCAGACAAAGCCCTCACAAGTCCTTATATCTTTCCGTAATATTACAAGCCATTCTGGATGCAACAAAGAAAGGAGAAGAAAGTGAGATCAGGGTGTATCGAGATCAGGCACAGGCTTGGTTGTTTACATCTATAGGTGTCACCTGTGAAAATTTTGAAATAGTCTGTGACTATGCTGGCCTCTCTCCAGAGTATGTTAGAAAATTTGCCCATCATGTAGTTAATTCAGACAACCTTGTTTATATCAGAAAAAAAATTACCACACTGTTAGGATAATATTATGGCTGAAGATAGAGATGACTTTATCATAAGAAGTATAAGAGAAGACAGAGAGGCTTTAACAGAGGAAGGCCCCTTGAAAAAGCAGATTGGCGGTGAGCATTATAAGAACTGCAAGATCCAACCCGTTGAATATATCTATGCTAACAAGCTGGATTTTCTGGAAGGTAATATCGTTAAGTATATAACAAGGCATCGTACCAAATCAGAAGGAGCCAAGGATATCAAGAAGGTTATTCACTATGCCGAACTGATCCTTCAACTTGTTTATAACAAAACTAACTAAGAAGGGGAACTCATGTTTAAGTCCAACCGTAATCCACAATTCAGATCTAAGTTCAGTGAAGATATTTTTTACACTAAGTATTCTCATAAAGAAGCAGAGACTTTTCATGAGCTTTCCTGTACACTGGTAGAAGATGTCTGTCAGGAAAAATTAACCAGAGATGAGAAGGAAGAACTTATAGATCACATCTCCAACCTAAGATTTATTCCAGGTGGACGTTACCTTTACTATGCAGGAAGAGACAAGAAGTTTTTTAATAACTGTTATCTTCTCAAGGCAGAGGAAGACAGTCGTGAAGATTGGGCCAACCTCTCTTGGAAATCAGAGTCCTGTTTAATGACAGGTGGGGGTATCGGATGTGACTACAGTACCTACAGACCTGAAGGACAGACACTGAGAAGTACTGGAGGTATCAGCAGTGGCCCCATACCTAAGATGATGATGATCAATGAGATTGGTAGAAGGGTTATGCAAGGGGGCAGCAGACGATCCGCTATCTATGCCAGCCTCAACTGGAAGCATGGGGATATTCATAAGTTTCTTGTCTGCAAGAACTGGAAGGATATGCCAGTAGGAACAACAGGGCAAACCCTCTTTGATATCAAGCAGGATGACTTTGATTTCCCCGCTCCCCTAGACATGACAAACATCAGTGTAAACTATGATACCAAATGGCTTTTAAACTATTGGAAAGAAGGAGATGTAGGGGATGTCTTTAAGACCAATGTACGTCAGGCACTTAGCACTGCTGAACCGGGATTCAGTTTCAATTTCTTCGAGAAGGAAAAGGAGACACTGCGTAACGCTTGTACGGAGGTTACATCTGAAGATGATAGCGATGTGTGTAATCTGGGTAGCCTTAACTTTGCTCGTATTGCTGACACAGATCAGTTGCAAGAGGTTGTCCACCTTGCCACCAAGTTCCTCCTCTGTGGAACATTACGGGCTAAATTACCCTACAGCAAGGTTAGTTTGGTCAGAGAAAAAAACAGGAGATTGGGGCTGGGTCTTATGGGTTTGCATGAATGGCTTATCCAACGAGGACATAAGTATGAGACAACCCCTTTACTGCACAGATGGCTCAAGGTCTATGAG